CCAAGGAGGAGCTGGTCCGCATCTGCGGCCTGGGCACCGGTCCCGGCCTGGACGGCTGGAACTGCCGCCACAGCTACTACCCCTTCATCCCCGGCATCAGCGAGCGGCTCTACACCGACGAGTGGCTGGCCGAACAGAACGCCCGGGAGAACACCCCGGTCCGCTTCAGGGGCAAGGAGTACACGGCCTACGAGGCCACGCAGCAGCAGCGCCGCATGGAGACCGCCCTCCGCGCCCAGCGTGAGAAGGTGCAGCTGCTCCGGGCCGGTGACGCCGACAAGGAAGACATCACCGTCGCCCAGTGCAAGTACCAGGCGAGGCTGGAGTCCTACCGGGCCTTCTCCGCTGCCATGAAGCTGCCGGAGCAGACCGAGCGGCTCTACACCGGCCGGACCAGGGGCAGGATCTCCCCGAGCCCGCAGGTCTACGCTCAGTGGCAGGCAGAGCAGATCCGGAAGGCCCAGGAGCGCGCCGAAAGACGCCGCCAGGCCGACCAGGACGCCGCCAGGAAGGGGGCAAGCACATGATCCGCATAACAATCGAGGACACCGGGATCACCGTCTCAGGGCACGCACAGCGGCTCCCTGGGGCGCCTCCCGGCCACAATATCATCTGCGCCGGCGTTTCCGCTCTGACGCTGACCCTCAGACGAGGGCTGGAGGAAGTGGCGGGCGTCCACCTGGACGGCTGGGAGACCTCTGGCCGCACCCGGTACATCTGGGGCGACCGGATGAACGAGACCGGCCAGGCGCTGGTCCGCACCTATGTCCTGGGCCTGGAGGGCATCCGGGACAGCTATGGAGAAATAACGATAGTATCAGCGCCGTGAGGCGCTTTTATTATGAGCAGACGCCGGGCTCTGAGCCGGCGGGAATGTTCACGACACATCAAAAACGGAGGAATGACCCAATGAAAAAGCACTTCAATCTTCAGCTCTTTGACAACGGCGGCGAGGGCAGCTCTGGCGGAGGCCAGGGTGGAAACGCTGGGAACGGCAACGGCAGCCAGGGAAATGCCGGGAACAATGGCACCGGGAGCTACAGCTTCCAGCAGGCCGAGGAAATTGCGAACGCCAGGGCGCAGCGCGCCGAGCGTGCGGCTCTCGCCTCCTACTTCCAGCAGCAGGGGCTCAGCGAGGACCAGGTCAACAAGGCCATCGCAGACTACAAGGCCCAGCAGGCAGCACAGCGCCCCAATGTGGACGCCATCACCAAAGAGCGCGACGACGCTCGCGCCGAACTGGCCCAGATGAAGAACAGCCAGACGCTCCGCCAGAAGGGCGTCCGCGAGGAGGACGTGGACTACGTCACCTTCAAGGTCGCCGCTCTGATGAAGGAGGACGACAAGCTGGACTTCGACAAGGCCGCCACCAAGTTCCTGAAAGACAACCCTCGCTACACTACGGCAGGCGGCAGCTCCTACCGGGTGAAGACCGGCACGGACGGATCCGGAGCGGGCAGCACTGACACCAATCAGGGCAACAGCTCCATCAACGACGCCATCCGCAGAGCAGCGAGACGTTAAACATCACATTTATGGAGGTATAACTACATGAAAAAGTTTTTCAATCTTCAGCTTTTTGAGACCGACGCCCAGATCATCGACCGCACCGGCGCCGCTGCCCTCATCCCCGAGGACCGCGCTCGTGAGATCATCCAGGGCGTGGTCGAGCAGTCTGCCGTGCTCTCCATGGGCCGCAGACTGGCAAACATGACCAGCAAGCAGACCCGCCTGCCTGTTCTGGACGCTCTGCCCATCGCCTACTTTGTGAACGGTGACAACGGTCAGAAGAAGACCACCACCCAGGCGTGGGAGGGCAAGACCATCATCGCCGAGGAGATCGCGGTCATCGTGCCCATCCCTGAGGCAGTTCTGGACGACTCCGACTATGACATCTGGGGCGAGGTCCGTCCCCGCGTGCAGGAGGCCTTCGGCAAGGTCATCGACGCCGCCATTCTGTTCGGCACCAACAAGCCCAACACCTGGCGCACCGGCATCGTGCCCGCTGCTACTACTGCCGGCGCTGTCAAGCAGATCGGCGCCGATCTCTACACCGACCTGCTCGGTGAGGGTGGTGTGATCTCCAAGGTCGAGGACTCCGGCTACTTCGTGACCGGCCACATCGCCGACATCGGTATGCGCGCCAAGCTGCGCGGCCTGAAGGACGGCAACGAGCGTCCTCTGTTCCTCAACTCCATGCAGAACACCGCCAACTACAGCCTGGACGGCTCCGCCATCCAGTTCCCCCGCAACGGCGCCTTTGACAAGACTGCCGCCCACCTGATCTCCGGCGACTTCTCTCAGCTGGTTTACAGCATCCGCCAGGACATCACCTTCAAGCTGTTCACCGAGGGCGTCGTTCAGAACACTGACGGCTCCATCGCCTACAACCTGATGCAGAACGACATGGTGGCCCTCCGCGCTGTCATGCGTCTGGGCTGGGAGATCCCGAACCCTGTCAACGCGCTGAAGCCCAACAAGAACCAGCGCTTCCCCTTCGCAGTTCTCACTCCTGCGGCTGACTAATCAGTGAGGGAGGTGCGGGCTGATGTACGTCTCTTATGAATTTTATAGTCAGACCTTCGGGGGCAACATCCCGGCGGCTGACTTCCCCAAGGTCGAGGCCAAGGCGGAGGCGCTCATCGGCTACCTGACCTACATCAACGGCGACATCTTTGCCAAAGCGGACGACCGCGTCAAGCTGGCCGTCTGCGCTGCGGCGGAGGTCGTCTACTACCAAAACGCACAGACCAGTGCAACCGGCCACCAGGCCGCGGGTGTGAAAAGCGAAAGCAACGACGGCTACGCCGTGACCTATGTCACCGAAGCCCAGGACGGCGTGACCGCTGAGGAGTTCCTCCGCAAGAAGGTCCTCGAAGCGGTCCGTCTCTACCTGCTGCCGACTGGCTGGCTGAGCCGGTCCCTGAAAGGAGGCCGCTGCCATGTATGTCCAGACCCCGATCACAGTCTTTAACAGACGAGTGGGCGCCGACCGGCGCGAGGTCTACTTCCCGACCTGCATCCGCAGCGCGTCCTTCCTGGAGTCCATCGGCTCCGGGCACTCCACTGACGGATCGCACTCCCAGCAGCTGGCCTACAAGCTGAGGATCCCGGCTGACGCCAAGATCCAGAGCGACAAGACCTACATCCAGGAGACGGCCTTCCGGCTCCTGGATGACCAGGCCGCGGCCCAGCACTGGACGCTCCAGACCGGTGACTATGTGATCCCTATCGAGACCGATCTGGCCGACCCCATTGACGCCGCCACGATGGAAGGGCTCGCAGCTCGCAGCCATCTGATCGCCGTCAAGGAGTTCGCCGACAACACCATCAGGGGCACGGCCGCCGTGAAGCACTGGCGGATCGGAGGCGAATAAAATGGCATTTAAGCCCATCACCAACCCCAGAGGCGCGATCATCCAGGGCAAGAACGGCCGGGTCCAGCTCATCTGGAACAACGGCTGCGCCCCGCGCATGAATGACGTGCTGAGTGTGAAGCAGGAGATCGTGGACAGCGAAGTGCTCCGGCGCTGCGCTCCCATGGTCCCGAAGCGCACCGGCGCCCTGGAGAAGTCTGGCACGCTGGGCACTGTCATCGGCTCCGGCGAGGTCCAGTACATCGCGCCCTATGCCCGCGCTCAGTATTACAACACCAGCCAGACCCGGAGCTACGACTCCAGGCGCGGCGGTATGTGGTTTGAGCGCATGAAGGTCGCAAACCGGGCCGCCATCCTGCGACTGGTCAATGGAAAGTAAAGGAGGCCCACAATGGTCAATTCTATCATCGAGGGCGTGACCAACTACTTCCTGGCCTGCCCTCTTTTACAAGCCGGAGTTTTCCGGGTGGACGCCCTGAGCGACAAGCCGCAGGAGTATGTCATCGAGACCGGGATCTTTGACCCCATCATCGAGGAGTACATCGACGGCAGCAGCGACCGGCGCTACCAGTTCAACTTCGGCAGCCGGGAGTTCTACAGCATGGACCGGCTCCAGAACATCGCCAACAGCACCTTCTACGAGGAGCTGGCCGGCTGGGTGGAAGCCCAGGACCGTGCAGGTGCTTTTCCGGAGCTCCCCACTGGGATGCACCCGGAGAAGCTCAGCGTGCTCTCGTCTGGCTACATGTTCGACGAGTCCATGAGGAACGCGCGCTATCAAATCCAGTTAGAACTACACTATCACAAGGAGGCATAAGCATGAAAAAGCACTTCAATCTCCAGCTTTTTGACGACAGCCGTGCCGCCCTGCTCCGCAACGCCATCGCCGACTACGTCGAGATCGACGGCACCTACGAGCTCATGGGCACCGGCTTCACCACTCTGGACGAGAACCCCAACGCCCAGACCGAGAGCGAGACCTACATCAACGAGACCACGGCGTCCACCGACATCATCGGCTACGAGACCGAGTTCCCCTATGAGTCCCGCCTCATCCCCTCCCAGAAGGCGATCTACACCCTCTGGAAGCAGGGCCGCGATCACGCCACCGGCAGCGCTGCCCAGCTGAAGTACGTCCGCGTCGAGCTGTTCAACCCCATCGGCGAGGCTACCCAGCAGTCTGCTGAGTTCACCGCCCGCCAGTTCACCGTGGCCAACGAGGTCAGCGAGAACGCCGGCGAGGGCGGCCAGAAGATCAGCGTCTCCGGCACGCTCCACGCGGTCGGCGATCCTATCCTGGGCAAGTTCGACACCGTGAGCAAGACCTTCACGGCTGGCACCTTCCAGGGCCGCTATGATCAGGCAGCCGTCGCTGCCGGCAACGGCTAAACAACAACGACACACTGGCGACGTGCTGCTGGCCGGGCAACCGGCAGAGCACGACCAGGCACCAGCAGGCCAACGGTGCAGCCTGCTGGTGCTTTTATTTAAGCACCTACCAATGGAGGAAAACAGAATATGGAACTCATCATTAACGGCGTAACTCTCAACGGCGACCTGATGGACGCCGACTTCATGGAGAAGTTCGAGGCAGGCATGACCAAAATGCGCGACAGCGCCCAGGCTGCCAAGACGGCCGGCTACACTACGGCCGCCGAGCACTACCGCGCCCAGTGCGGCGTGGTCAACACCTGCTTCGATGACATCTTCGGCCCCGGTACGGCTGACGCCATTTTCCAGGGCAAGATGAACGTCCGCGAGCATCTCCTGGCCATCGAGCAGGTGAGCGAGTGGGCTGCCGGTGAACGTAAGGCGCTCAATGATCTCACCAACAAGTACACCCAGCGCCAGCAGGCTGCCGTCCGCAATATGCAGACCCAGCAGTTCGTCTCCCAGAAGCACGGCAAAGGCAAGGGCAAGCGCCACTGAACCTGCTGATCGACGGACTCCCTGAGGAGGTCGAGATCGCGGGCCAGACGGTCCCCATCAGCACCGACTTCCGGACCGGTGTGCTGTTCGAGGAAGTCCTGAAGGACCCGAACCTGGACGACCTGGACAAGCTCCAGACCGCGCTGGCTCTCTACTTCCCCGGCGTCGGCTTCGACGTGGGCGTGGTGGAGGAGGCCTTCAATGCGCTGGTGTGGTTTTACCGCTGCGGAAATGTACCCGCAGAGACGACGGAGGACACCGCAGCCGAGGACACCGAGGGAGCCGAGCCTCTCACGGATCCGCCTTTTTCCTATGAGCATGACGCCGACTACATCTACGCCGCCTTCATGCAGGCCTATGGCCTGGATCTGGCGCGCACCCCTCTCCACTGGTGGCAGTTTCGAGCGCTATTTAGATCGCTACCCGAGGACACGCAGCTGGTCAAGATCATCGGCTACCGCACGATGAAATTCCCGGCCAAAATGCCCAAGGAGCAGCGGCAGCACTACGAGAAGCTGAAGCGCATCTACGCGCTGCCGGCTTCGGCTGACCGTCAGCAGCTTGAAAGTGACCTAAACAAACTACTTATGAACGGCGGCAACCCTGCCGCACTTTTGAATGGTAGCGAGGTAAGGTCATGGGAGCAGATGGAACCCTAAAATTTGATACAAGCCTGGACTCGGCTGGTCTCCAGTCGGGCATGGGCAAGGTCGCGGGCATCGCCCAGCAGGCGCTGGGCGTGTTCAGCGGCCAGATGATGACCAGGGCCGTCGATAGCCTGGTCAACCTCGGGAAGACCGCCCTCAGCAGTGTGGGCGCTCTCGAACAGAACGTGGGCGGCGTGGAGACGCTGTTCGGCGATACCGCCGACGCCGTCATCGCCGCAGCGGACAGAGCCTACCAAACGGCAGGCATGTCCGCCAATGACTACATGAGCACCGTGACGTCCTTCTCGGCGTCGCTGCTCCAGTCCCTCGGCGGAAACACCGAGGAAGCCGCCAAAGTGGCGGACATGGCCATCATCGACATGGCCGACAATGCGAACAAAATGGGCACGTCGATGGACATGATCCAGAACGCATACCAGGGCTTCGCGAAACAGAATTACACCATGCTCGACAACCTGAAGCTGGGCTACGGCGGCACCAAGACCGAGATGGAGCGCCTCCTGAAAGACGCCCAGGAGCTGACCGGCGTCGAGTATGACATCAACAACCTGAACGACGTCTACCAGGCGATCCATGTGATCCAGGAGGAAATGGGGATCACCGGCACGACCGCGAAGGAGGCATCGGAGACCCTGGAGGGCTCCATGGCCGCCGCGAAGGCCGCCTGGGACAACTTTATGAACGGCAGCAGCGACGCCGACCAGCTGGCCGACGCCTTCGGAACTGCTGCGGACAACATCGTCAAAAACCTGGCCGAGATCATCCCGCGCCTGGCTGAGACGCTGCCGGCTCTCGCCGGTGCTATCATCGCACAGATCCCTGGCCTGGTAGCTGTTATCGTTCCCGCCGTGCTCTCTGCGGTCCAGGGTATTCTCACTCAGGCCGCCACGACTGTCTCCAGCTTCGACTTCACCGGAGCCGCTGGCGACATCGTCCAGGGGATCACAGCGTTCATCGAAGGCGACGGCCTGGGCACGTTCCTGGGCGCGCTGACGACTATTTTCTCCGGCATCGTCTCCGGCATCAGCTCGATGCTGCCGACGCTCCTGCCGGCACTGGTGGAGCTCATCGCCTACACCGCCACGACGCTGATCGCTCAGCTGCCGCAGCTCCTGGAGTGTGCGCTCCAGCTGATCATGGGGCTGGCCCAGGGCATCCTGAACGCCATCCCGGTCCTGATCGCTCAGCTGCCGACGGTCATCACGGCCATCGTGACCTTCCTGGTCTCCTCCATCCCGCTGATCCTGGAGGCTGGCACCCAGCTCCTCATGGCGCTGGTGGACGCCCTGCCGACCATCATCGACGCACTGATCGCGGCCCTGCCGCAGCTCGTGACCTCCGTCGTGACGACCCTGGTGGCCGCTGCGCCGCAGATCCTCGAAGCTGGGATCCAGCTCCTCATGGCACTGGTCCAGGCCATCCCGACCATCGTGGTCGAGCTGGTCGCAGCCCTGCCGCAGATCATCACCGGCATCATTAACGGCCTGATCGCAGCCGGCCCGACCGTCCTGGAGAGCGCCAAGACGCTCTGGGGCCAGATCACCAACGCCATCCCGCAGCTGGTCTCTGACATCGGCGCCGCGATCCCTGAGGTCATCAACGGCATCGTCAACGGCCTGGCCGCCGGAGCGCAGCAGGTGTGGGACGCTGCCTGCAACCTGGGCAGCAAGATCCTGGGCGGCATCAAGAGCTTCCTGGGCATCAACAGCCCGAGCACCGTCATGGAAGACCAGGGCGGCTACATCATCGACGGCCTGCTGAATGGTCTGGAGACCATGCCGGGCGCCATCGACGCAGCCTTCCAGGCTACCCTGGACAGCGTGACGGCATGGGGCGCCGATATGACGGCCCGGGTCGTGGAGTGGGGCGCAAGCCTTGCCGCCACAGCCGGCGAAGCCATGAGCACCATGTCGCAGACCATCATCCAGTGGATGCAGAAGCTCCCGGAGCAGGTCTGGATCTGGCTGGTCAACACAGCCAACAAGCTGAACCAGTGGGCGATCCAGCTGGCACAGAAGGGCACCGCAGCAGCCACCGGCCTCGTCAATGCCGTGGTCAATGGCCTGAGGAGCCTGCCGGAGATGATGGTCTCCATCGGCTCCGACATTGTCAGCGGCCTCTGGAACGGCATCAGCGCGGGCTGGAGCTGGCTGACCAATAAGGTCGCCGACCTGGCTCAGAGCCTGCTGCAAGCCGCCAAGAACGCCCTGGACATCGGATCGCCGTCGAAGGCCTTCCGCAACGAGGTCGGCCGCTGGATCATGCCCGGCGTCGATGAAGGCGTGGACGACACCATGCCCGCAACGCTGCGGAACCTGAAGGCCAAGGCCGGCAAGCTCGTCGGAGCGATGCAGTCCGAGCTGACCGCCTCCACGAACCGCATGACCATCGGCGCGGCCAACGCCGCAGCCCTGCGGACAGCAGGCGCCGGCACCACGATCTACTACGACAACCGCGTGGATCAGACCAACGAGTACCACGTCCCGGTGGCCAGCCCGTCCGAGGTAAACAAGGCGCAGCGTGAAGCTGTCAGAAAGCTGGTCGGAGGTGTGAAATGAACAACTTAACCCTGAAGATCGTGCTCACATGTAACGGCCGGACCCTCACCATGGGGCCCGGCTCCGACATGGACATCACGGCCATCTCCGGCCTGGAGTCCTCCGACATCTCCCTGAGCACATCCGACAACGCGCTCGTTGACGGCGTAACCGTTGACGGCAAGAAAATCCAGGCCCGGCCGATCCACATCGAGGCGGCCTTCAGAGACCTGAACAACAACGCAGCAAACCGGCAGAAAGTGATCAAGTTCTTCAACCCGAAGTACACCGGCAAGGCGCTCATCACCAACATGGGCGTCAGCCGGAACATCGAGTACGAGCTGGAGGGCTGGAGCTTCGTCAAGCAGCCCAACCTCAGCAGCCGCCTGAAGATCGTGGTGGATCTGATCTGCCCGGACCCCTACATGCTCAACACGGACAACTTCGGCAAGAACATGGCGGCCTTCACCGCCCTGTTCGCGTTTCCGTGGAGGATGACCAGCCAGAAGGTCATGGGCGTGCCCAGGCCCTACACTGGCCTGGCCCTGGGCGGCATGGCTATGGCCTACCGCACGCTGCACCAGGAGGTGGCCCTGGCCAATGACGGCGACGTCCAGACCGGCGTCATCATCAAATTTGTGGCCACCCGCGGGCCGGTTAAAAACCCGATGATCGCCAAGGTCGGCACCACGAACTTCATGCGCGTGAAGGTGGACATGGCCATGGGCGACGTGCTGGTCATTGACACCAACGAGCGCCACCAGGTCGTGGAGCTCAACGGCGTCAACTGCTACCAGCGGGTGGACCGTGCCAGCAACCCCTTCCAGCTGGACGTGGGGGACAACTATCTGGAATACGCAGCGGACGAGAACTACGTCAACCTGGACGTCAACCTCTACTACACGCCGAAGTACCTGGGGGTGTAGCCTATGAGAATTTCTGTTTTAGACGCCAACTTCGAGCTGCTCGGCGAGTTCTCCATCTATCGGTCGCTGATCTGGGACCGGCGCTACTATGAGGCCGGCGTCTTCGAGATCCACACGGCCGTGGAATACTTCCCGCTGCTGAATACCGGCCGGTATATCTACCGGCACGACCGGCACGACCTCGGCGTCATCCGCGAGGTCAACTATGAGCAGACCAGCAAGGGCGCCCGGTCCGCCTACTGCAAGGGCTACTTCGCCGAGGCCCTGCTCAATAATCGCGTGACGATCCCCGGCGTGAACATCACCGGCACGCCGGAGGAGATCGGCCGCGCCCTGGTGCAGCAGTTTTTCATCGCGCCGAGCGACGCCGCCCGGAGCTTCCCCCAGATCAGACTGGGCGAGCTCTCCGGCCTGGGCAGCAGCGTGACGCTGCAAAGCACCGGCGACCCCATCGGCGACAAGCTCTACGAGCTGGAGCGCACCCAGGAGCTCAGCCACCGGCTCGTCTTCGACTTCGAGGAGAACACCCTCACCTTCGAGGTGTGGGCCGGTCTGGACCGTACAGACGACCAGGAGGTCAACTCCCCGGCGACCTTCTCCAATGCGTTCTACAACGTCAAGAATGTCGTCTACGACCGGGACGCCTCCGCCGCGGCGAACTTCGCCTATGTGGCCGGCGAGGGAGAGGGTGACGACCGCACCATCATCGAGGTGGACGGCCGCACCGACCCGAGCCAGGAGCGCCGGGAGATCTATGTGGACGCAAGGGACCTGCAGCGCACCTACAAGGACGCCGGAGGCACCGAGCGCACCTACACCGAGGCACAATACCGGGAGCTGCTCCGGCAGCGCGGTCTGGAGAAGCTGGACGAGTACGCCCAGGTGGAGACCGTCAACAGTGACGTGGACGCTGCGGCCAACCTGGTCTACATGCAGGACTTCGACCTCGGCGACCGCAGCACCTACCAAAACCAGGACGTCGGCATCGAGACCATCAAGCGGATCACCGAGATCCAGGAGGTCTACGAGGGCAGCAAGGCCACGCTGAACATCACCTTCGGCAACGATGAGATGACGTCCCTCACCAAAATCATAAGGAGGGAAACAACCTAATGCGATACGGATATTTTGACAGCGAGATCATCGGCACCGATCCCGAAGGTATGCCCATCTTCGACCGGGCCGAGACCTCCGACCTGTTCCGTCTTCTCTTTGCGAAGCTGGTCAGCAACGGCGTCCTGGCGGACCCTGCCGACTGCTTCCAGGTGGTGGCAGCGGAGGGCCTGAACGTCACCGTCCGCCCTGGCTTCGGTATGATCAACGGCGCCTTCGCCTATGACGAGGCGGAGAACACCCTCGCCCTGGCCGCAGCTCCGGCCAAGTACAGCCGCATCGACCGCATCGTGCTCCGCTGCAACTACGCGGGCAGACTCTGCGAGCTGGTGGTCAAGACCGGCACCGTGGCCAACAACCCGGTCGCGCCGGAGATCGTCCAGCCTGCTGCCGGCGACTACTACGAGCTGGGCCTGGCCACCGTGGCCGTGGGCGCCAATGCCACGGCCGTCACTCAGGCCAACATCACCGACACCCGCCTGGATCCCGAGGTCTGCGGCTTCATCACGCAGCTGATCGACCATCTGGACACAAGCGTCTTTTTCGCCCAGCTCGACCAGTTCTACGCCGAGTTCGTGAGCCGGACCGAGACCGACTACCAGCTGAGCCGCGAGGAATATCTGGCCATGTGCCAGGAGATCGTGGACACCCTGAACACCTTCGAGCAGACTGCGGAGAGCGACTTCGACGACTGGTTTGAGTCCATCAAGAACAAGCTCTCCGGAGACATCGCCGGGGCGCTCCAGATCCAGATCGACAACCTCGTCCAGACCGTATTCCTGAACAAGTACGGCCTCTGCTCTAAGGTGACGACCATCAACAAGGACGCCCAGGGCAACACGACCAGCATCGAGGAGACCGACCAGGACGACTCGGTCAGTGCCGTGACCACCTTCCAGAAGGACGCCCAGGGCAACACCACCGGCATCACCACCGTGATCACTCCCACGGAGGGCAACTACTTCTACACAAAGACGACCGTGTTCGAGACCGCTGACGCCAACGGCAGCAAGACGATCACGGAGTCCTATACACAGAACATCAAGGAGGAATAAATCATGGCAGACTTTACTGGTGCCCAGTACACCGTGGACGAAGTCCTGGCGGGCATTAAGAAAAACCAAGTCACCGGCCTGCCGCCTTCCAACCTGACCGTCAAGAGCGTGAAGGTCGGAGACGGCAAGGCCACCATCAGCTGGAGCGTGCCGGCGACGACCGTCGTGGACGGCCAGGTGCTCCAGACCACCGGCGGCATTATGATCCGCCGCAAGCTGGGCGAAGCTCCCCAGAGCATCACCGACGGCGACCAGGTGCTCATCAGCACCAGCACCACCGGCAGCTATGAGGACAACGGCCTGGAGAACGACCAGGAATACTTCTACCGCTTTTTCCCCTTCTCCGATCATGGCATCTACAACCTGAACCCGGAGAACATCGTGAGCGCGATCCCGAAGGCCTACGTCCTCTACGGCTTCACCATCGACAAGAACAACAGCGACCCGGCCGGCCGCGTCACCTACACCGACATGGCCGTGGGCTTCACTCCGGCCAGGAACAACCCCAGCACCGGCGTCTTCGAGCCCGGCAGCTGGACGGAGGACATCTTCTTCCGCCAGAACAACTACCCGGCCATGGTGAAGTATGACGGCACCGAGGACTACAAGCTCGACCCGGACGACTACACCAAGAAGCTCGACGGCTCCGCCTCCGACGTCAGCAACAGCAACTACGGCGGCAACGCCATGGCCCGCTTCGACACGGTCTGGATCAAGCAGACCGAGGAGGGCAATCTCCAGAAGGTGCAGATCTGCAACATCCAGCTGGACGAGGACTTCCATGCCTACGCCCACACCAGGGAAGACGGCACCATCATGGACTACATCTGGATGAGCTGCTTCAAGGGCTCCCTCGTCAGCTCTAAGGTCAGATCCCTGAAGGGTCTGGCACCTATGAACAGCCAGACCGGCACCAACGAGATCACCTACGCGGCCAACAATGGCGTGCTCTGGGGCACTCAGACATGGAGCCAGATCAACATGATCAACATGCTGCTGATCCTCATGGGCAAGAGCACCAACACCCAGGCCGTCTTCGGCTATGGCCACTACGACGGCGGCAGCCAGGCGAGCCACCTGCTGACGACCGGCACGATCTCCAACAAGGGCGCCTTCTATGGCACCAGCGGCAACGTCGCCATGAAAGTGTTCCACATCGAGAACTACTACGGCGACATCTGGAACCGCATCCGCGGCTGCGTGACCAATGGCAGCAAGCAGATCCTGGTCAAGATGACGCCGCCCTACAACACCGCCGGCACCGGCTACATCAACACCGGCGTCACTCCGGGCGGCACCTCCGGCGGCTACATCAGCGTGGCCAAGATGACCGAGAACGGCCTGATCCCGCAGACCGCCAGCGGCTCCGAGACCACCTACTTCTGCGACGGCCTATGGTTTAACGCTTCGTGCTATGCCCTCGTTGGGGGCAGCTGCGGCAATGGTCTGAGAGTCGGGGCTTTCTCCCTGGATTTGTACAATGCCGTCTCGCACGCGTACTGGAGCGTCGGCGCCGCGCTTTCTTGTGAACAGCCTTCGCTCGCGGCGTAGCCGCGAGCGCGGGGGGTCCGGGGGCCCTCCCCCGGTAACGGTGTGTAACTGATCATTATAAGGGGACTGGGCGGGCGCCATGGGCGTCCTGCCGTTTCACTCGTTGGAGGCAACTGCAACAATGGTCTGAAAGTCGGGGCTTTCTACCTGAATTTGAACAATGCCGTCTCGAACACGAACTGGAACATCGGCGCCGCGCTATCTTGTCATCACAATCACAGCCCGCCCAGGTCCTACACCTCAGGCTCTTGAAATAGAGCTACCAGCAGTGGAAATTAAGCCGTAGCAAGGCGCCGGCCAGTAAGCACCAGGCCCAACGTCGGCGAGGCGATAAGAAAGAAGACAACCAAGCAAATGAAAAGTTTCCGTATTGACGACACCGAGGCGACTGCCCCAGAAAGGGTGCAGGCCTGCGCCATGGACGCATCCAAGAGAAAACGAAACCGCAAAGACGTCCAGAGACGCCTCAACCACATGGAGGACACCATCGCAGCCATCCAGGCCATCGTCGAGGAGGGCAGCTACTCACCCCGCCACCATGAGGCCGTCGTCATCAACCAAAACGGACCACACAAAGAGCGGACCATCATCAAGCCGGACTATTTTCCGGAGCAGATAATTCACCATGTAGCCGTGAAGGCCCTCCAGCCCTGCATCATGTACGGCATGAGCGGCTTCGTGCTGGGCTCCATCCCGGGGCGCGGCGCCCACTACGGCAAGAGGCACATCGAGAAATGGCTGCGCCATGACGAGAGGAACACCAGGATCATCGGCAAGCTGGACATCCGCCACTTCTATCAGACCATCGACCACGACGTCCTGAAGAACTGGCTCCACGAGAAGATCCGCCCGGGCAAGATCCGGGACCTCTGCGACCTCATCATCGACGGCGTGGAGGAAGGCATCCCGCTGGGCTTTTACACCAGTCAATGGTTTAGCAATTTTCTATTGCAGCCACTCGACCACCTGATCATGGAGGAGCTGCACGTCTCGCACATGTGCCGCTATGTGGACGACATCACCATCTTCGGAGGGAACAAGAAAGTCATCCACGCAGCCATGGCAGAGATCGACCGCTATTTGTGGGAGAATTTCCGCCTCCAGGTGAAGGACAACTGGCAAGTCTTCCGCATGGAGTACACCGTCACGGAGTACGCCATCGAGTGCGAGAAGCTGGCCGACCTTTACGCCCTGGCCGAAGTGCTGCCGGTGAAGTACCGGCTCAAAATGCACCAGGGGCGTCGGAAGATCTTCATCAAGGCCAACGCCAAGAGCGAGGCCGCGATGGACGAACTCCTGGAGAAGTATGGAGCGACCGCGGAGACTGTTCGCATGACACATGGGAGGCCGCTGGACTTTATGGGCTTCGAGTTCCATCGGGACCGGACCGTCCTCCGTAAATCAATTATGATCAGAGCTACACGCAAAGCGTCCCGCCTGGGCAACGCCCGGAGGATCAACTGGGCCGAGGCTGCCGGGATGCTGTCATATATGGGCTGGATTGACCACACCGACACCTACGCCATGTATCTGGAGCGGGTCAAGCCATACGTTGACATTAAGCGACTGAAGAAAATAGTCAGCAATCATCAAAGGAGGCTAAACAATGGAATTGATCTACAAAACCGTGCGGGGCTCCCAGCAGGAGCGACCGGCTGAGCTGGATCTCACCTCCAGCCCGGACAAGGTCTACCTGCGCCGCAACGTGGAACGGATCACTGAGACCGACTCCATGGGTGGCGAGCCCATCCAGCTCTGGCAGTACGACGAGGCAATCCTCACCCCTGAGGAGTACCAGGAGTACAAGGCCGAGACCGAAAACGCTGGTCAGCAGCAGATCATGGAGAAGCTGCAAACCACAGCAACCGACGACAGTCAGCTGATCATCATGGAGGCCCTGGCGGACCTCTACGATCTGATCGCTTCGCTGGCGTAGAAAGGAGGTAAACCCCATGGTAGAGCTCTACACCAAGCTGATCATCAATCAGCGGCGCACCATTGACAAGGTGCCCAAGGACATGCAGCCCGCCGTGGTCGAGCGCCTGCGGGAGCTCGGCTACGATCAGACCGGCCACACCATCGAGGTGTAGCCATGACGTTCATCATCAACCTACTACTCAGAATTTTATGGAGGTACAACATGGTAGATCTTTATGTTGCTTTAATCATCGCAGGACGCAGAACCATCAACCAGGTGCCCGCCAAGTTCAGGGAGGCCGTGATCGCTGATCTCAACGCCCTCGGCCTGGACGAAAACGGCCAGCCTATGGAGGACTACAGCGTCACCTAATCACCACAAAGGAGGGGCGCTATGTCTCCTGAAATGACCAACATTATCATCGCGCTGATCGCCGGCCTGACCGGCTCCGGGGGCTGCTCCATTATCCTCTACCTGATCCAGCGCCATGATAAGAAGAAAGACGGCCGGGACGAAAAAGACCAGGAGCGCGAGGAGGCGCTGAAGCGCCAGAGCAAGCTGCTCCTGGGCCTGGCCCACGACCGCATCGTCTATCTGGGCTGCCACTACATCGAGAGGGGCTACATCACGAAGGACGAGTACGAAAACCTGCACGACTACCTCTACGAGCCGTATCTGGCCGAAGGTGGAAACGGCACCGCCAGGAAAGTCATGGCAGAGGTGGAACGTCTGCCTCTGCACGAAAACAAGGAGGACTAAATCACAATGAAGAAGAACATCGACTGGATCCGCAAGCTCACGAGCCGCAAGTTCTGGCTCAGTGTGGCGTCTTTTGTCTCCATGCTCATCGTCGCCCTGGGTGGCGCCGAGGGCACCGCTCAGCAGGTCACTGGCCTCATCATGGCCGGCGCGACCGTCATCGGCTACGTCATCGGCGAGGGCCTGGCTGACGCCGGCAACTCCGGCGGCACCACTGACGGCGCGCAGGAGTAAACCATGAAGGCCAGCATGTCCTCCACTGAGAGGACGATCTGGAACTACTTCATCGTCAAAGGCATGAGCCCCGCCGGCGTGGCGGGGCTCATGGGCAACCTCTACGCCGAGAGCGGGCTCAATCCGATAAACCTCCAGAACACCTACGAGAAGCGCCTGGGCCTCACGGACGCCGAGTACACGGCCGC